ATGCCCTTAATGCGGGCGTAAACATGGTTACAGGGCACACACACAATTTGGCAGTGCAACCCCTCACCGACTATAATGGAACCCGCTACGGCGTCCAAACAGGCACTCTAGCAGACCCTTATTCAGAACAGTTCCTCCACTATACTGAGGATGGTCCAAAAGACTGGCGCTCAGGATTTGCGCTATTATCTTGGGAAAAGGGTAAATTACTAATGCCTGAGCTAATTCAGGTATTTGATGACGAGCATATTGAATTTCGTGGTTGTTTAACTAAAGTATGAAGCTAACCCCATCCATTCTGCGTAACTTATATAGCGCCATTTATTGCATGAAGCCCTTTGATAAGTGGGCTATGCCCTTGCCGGAGCAAATTAAGTTTGTGGTGGATGATGACCCAGAGACGATGGGTACTTATTTATATGACGATGGGGAGCAATTTGAACACGTGATTACCATTTCCCAGAAAAAATGCGGGCATTTATCTACTGTAATCAGAGTGTTATGCCATGAATGCGTCCATATGAGTCGCTGGAAGACTAATAAATGGAGTCACCACGATGCTGAATTTAGGCGTCGTACTAAAGTTATTTCTGACGAGTTGGGGTTCGACCCGCTTGAATTATAGTAATGAAAAATAGTTTTTATATAAAACAAATAGATAAAAAAACTTGCGCCAATATTCTTTTAAAATATCACTATTTAAAAGACATTTCAAAAGGATTTAAAAGCGGTTTTAATTACGGTTTATTTAAACAAGAAGAGTGTGTTGGAGTTGTTATCTTTACAGGATTTCCAGTTCCTGAATTAGCTAAAGGTATGCTTGGTTTGCAAAGAAATCAACAAGAAGGTTTGTTTGAATTAAGTAGACTATGTTTAACTCCAGAAATACAAAAAGAAGAGCATAATTTAGCTTCTTGGTTTGTTTCAAAAGCAATAAAAAATTTAAAAAAAGATACAAATGTTAAAGTAATTTTATCTTATGCTGATGCCAATTATCATCAAGGTACCGTTTATAGGGCTTGTAATTTTGATTATTACGGTCTTTCTGATGTAAAAAAAGATTTTTGGATAAAACAAAAAAATGGAAATTACATTAAACACAGTAGAGGTAAAACAAAAGGCGTGGAAGGTGAGTGGCGAATAAGAAGCCAAAAACACAGGTTTGTCATGCTATTTGATAAAACATTAAAAATTTATTGGAAAAAACAATAAACCGCAAACATTTTTGTCTGTTTTTACATTACTTTTAATTGCTAAAAAGTTTTCTTATTGAATTCTATTAATTTATAATATCTACAGGGGGATAGCGGCGTACTCCTCTGCGCACAGTCCTTCGGACATCCCCCTACTTTACTTCCAAATGGTTATTGTTAAACAACCATCCAATTGTAGCACGGTGGGCTTCTTCGAACATTTCCACCCTTTCGGCTTTCGATAACCTAGTTCCTTGGTCCAATTTTTGATGGCAGGTAAAACAAAGGCTTGCCGTTCTGAAATCATCTGCTTTAATTCCTCTGCCTTTACCGTCTCGAAGCTGATTGGAATGTGCAGCCACAATTGTGCCGTCTTCTCTACCACACGCTTGGCATGGAGATTGTCTAAGTATTTCAAGTAATTTTTTATTTCTGTAGACCACTGCGTATCATCTTATCAATATATATACCGCAGATGTCCATGGGTGATGGTTCTACTAATGACTGTTGTGGACTATGAAAAAAATGATAGCTTCCGTCAGCTAGGACTTCATACTGTGGAGCATCCCATCCTGCCGCCCGTAAAGCTAAAATAATATCGTCCAAAGATTCCATCATTGTTTCCGTGTCATATTGTTGGCTTTTGCTAAAAATTCAATTGCCTTATCAAATTGTTCCTGCAAATTTTTAATCTCATCTGCTTGCTTACGTAACATTTTTGCATGTTCTGCAAATACATTTTCTTTTTTCTGAGCAGACAAAGGGCTATCAGACCATCCCTCTAAATCATCTGCTAATTCATACGCATTCATTTTAACCTCCAATCCCATGCGCCCGCTCAATCTCTCTTGCAAACGCTATTTTAAATATACCGCCCTTGCCATTTTCCCAGTCTTCTATTAAACCTTCATGGGCTTTAATGTAAAGCTCTTTAATTTGTGCATCTGTTAATGGCGTACGTTGCGCATCTTTCCGGTCTTGTGTGGTGAAGGTGGTCATTGGTCATCTCCAAACTTATTTTTCCATGCGATATTAGATAGCGCAACAATCGTCTTGCAAGTTTCCAATTCCTTTTTCAACGCCGCAATTTCAGCTTGTTGTTGGCGAACCTTTTGCGTTAAATTCTTTATTGTGTTAGCCATTACATCTGTTTCAGATAGTTCATTTGCGTTCATTTAATCGCTCCAGTAACCAATCCAATAGCAATGATAAACATACCAATACCAAGCAAAAGAAATGTAATGCCAATACAATAATCTACAAAATCGTTGTTCATTTCTCTTGTGCCTTTTTTAGTATTGCTCTAGCAAAAGCAATGTTTTGTTCACCTGTGTCAGTTTCCATTCCACTCCAAATTTCAATTATTTCCTCATCTGTTAGTGTCAATTCAGGCTTTTCTTGCCATATAGGTTTGAAATTAACTAATGGGTCATCTATTAGTGTCTTTGCTGGCTGGGTGTAGAGTGGAATCCATGTGCCTTCAAGATGGTCAATCACTTGTAAGTTAATTAACTTTGGCTTTCGGTCTTCCAAGCCCAACAACATCCACGCTACTGGTTCATTGTTCATTTCTCTTGCGCCTTTCTCCATTCCAACTCATCATTCCAAACTGTTGTCTTTCCGTCTGACCATCCGTATTGCGTCTTTATCATTGGGTAATAATAAGATGGATGGTCTAAAACCAATACACTGCGGCTGACAAGGTATGCGTTTTCAAGTTCTAACATTTCTGTCATTTCTCTTGTGCCTTTCTTAGTAAAACACGCTTGTTTATTTCTTCATTAGTCAAGTTAAAGTAATTTTCATCAAGATAGTTTTTAGCCATTTCCCACGCTTTTTCTTTTGTGTCAGCAATAAAATATTTTCTATCTGCACCGCTACAAACTGAATATGCTTTCCATAAACCATTTTCAAGTTGTTCTGCTCCTATGGCTACTGGCATTTCTCTTGTGCCTTTCTTACATTCTCCAAAGCTAAATTTATACAAAAGATTGCCGTATAAAATCCAACAGCAAAACTACCAGCCATTGCTAATCCAATCCATATACCTTCAGTCATTTCTCTTGTGCCTTCCAAATAATTAACTGCCCAGTTTCGCCACGTTCATCAATGAATTTAAGCAAAGACTCAATTTCAACCTGTTGTTCTCGTAGCATATCAATTACTGCTTCTTGAATTTGAAAATCGTTTTCTAAATAATCAGCCAATTCATTTGCGTTCATTTCTCTTGTGCCTTTCTATCTTCAAACCAAGCCTGAATGAATCCGCAAAGAAATGCACCAATGATTCCTCCAAGCAATGCACTAGCTATTTCTGAATAACTTAAACAGGTCATTTCTCTTGTGCCTTTCTTATTGGATAGCTTGTGCAAGCCAAAGTATCGTGTTCCAGTATTAACCAATCAATAATCTTTTTAAGAGCCTGTTGTTTAGCATCAATTTCAGTTAGCCACTTTTCTTTTTTCAACGCTTCTATTTCAGCTTGTTGCTGACGTAGCATGGTGGCTATTTCAGTTGCATGGTTATAAACCTGACCGCTATCAAAATCCATCAACAAATCAGCTAATTCATTTGCTGTCATCTTGGTTTACTTCCTGTGACTTCCTGAATACGTTCTGCAGTTGTCTCAATAATCTTCATTTTTGCAGTGCAATATGCTGGACTATGATTTGGGAATGTATATAGCTGGTCTACAATTTGATACAAATTATTAATTAGTTTTACTTCTTGGTCGTTGTCAGGCAGATATTGACTGTAGTTTTTTAACAACAGTGCGTTGATATACATCTGGGACACCTCTGGTTTAGTGCAACCGCTTATCTGCGCCGTGGTACGGATTTGATTAACGTAAGCATATTCATTGGCGTCGTACTTACCAATCATTAGGGCGCATCCTGTTATTAGGCAAAATGGCAAAGTGTATAGTAACTTCATTAGTAAGCTGCCTGTGCTAAAGCTGCAATATCCAACAGGATTTCACGGGCTTCTTGAGCCTGCTCAAATCTATCGGCGTCCTTCATAATCGTGCCAGCAATGTTAAGGTCGCTCACCAACTCCTTAAACTCAGCGGCGGATAGTTTGCCAGCTTCGTATTGAGTTTTTAAGTCTTGGGCTTGGGCTAATAAATCATTTGGGTTCACGTTTTCTCCTTACTCGTTTAGCTACTGCAGCAATACCATCGTCTTCCGACTCTTTATCTAGTTCATCTATTAACGCATCAGCACATGATACGGACAGTTTTGCCATGTACTCCATGGAAAATTCATTAGGAGCGCCCTGAAGCAAACCATTCATAGCAAAACAGCTCGCTAAAAACCTCATGTACTTTTTGTCGTTTTCCACTCTTTGTATTCCGTATATAGTTCTTTTAGTTCATCTTGAGCCAGCTTGTTGCCTTTGATATCCGCCCTAGAATTTACGTTCAAATAACCAGTTAACCATTCAACACAAGCCAATTCATTCACTTCAAATAACTGACCGCCCTCATGGAGATATTCCCAAAAGTCTTTATCTCTACATAGCATACCAGCTAACTTAACCATCTGTGCGCCCGCATATTCTCTACGGTCTAATGGCTCTTCATTGTCATTGAGACGCACCATCACAACCATATAGCGCGCCCCTACAAAGTCTTTTAGTAGCTCATCAGGTATTTCATCCGGATGGATAGCCAATGTCATGGCATACCCATCCTTAGTCTGCTTGAGGGCTACTTTCTTACCTTCAAACTTACTCGTCTCCATCCTTAAATCCTTTGTAAATTCCCAACTTCATTTCAAGATAATTGATGACAAACACTAAATCCCTAATCACCATATCTTTTTCATTATTCTCAGCTATTTGGTCTTTCAAGGCGGACTGAAGATTATGGGATAACTTCTCCCAATCTGTCTTCTTACTCATCCCATGGGTCTTTCGAGCCAGTAGTCTTTCCCTCAGGTTTCCAAGTATTAAGTTTGATGCGTAGAATATTGCGCTCTCCGTCCTTTGTATTGACTTTAGACTTCCAGCCATCTAACTTAATTTCTACTTCGCCGTTCTTGGACTCAGAGATTAAATGCTCCAATACTTCACGTTCAAAAATCACTGAACCGTTAAAGTCTGGTGCCTTTTCGTGTCTTTTCTCGGCGTTGTGCCACATTGTTCCTTGATTTGGATAATCCATCTTATTTCCCTTTCGTTAAAGATTCTTTGGTTTTACTAAATGAGACCATCATTTCTGAATAGAATTTCTCATCCATTGCTTTGGCTTTGTCAAATACCACTCGGTTATTTTTAAAGATATTGGCTACATCATCCGGATGGACTGCCAGTGCTAATAAGGTATCTACGCCCGCTTTAAGGGACTCTAGCCAGCCTTTTGCATCATTGGTATCCATAACTGTCAACTGCCATGCTCCGGGCTTTCCTGCGGTCTTTGTGGGGGCAGGAATGTCCTTGGCTTTCTCAACCGCTTTTGGCGGAGCAGAGATATTGGCAATCTTTGGCATATCTTCTTCAGTGTCAGGCGGTAAGTCTTCACCGTTATAGATATATAACCCTATTCCATGTAAGGCTATTGCTTTGGCTAAAGCACGTTGCATCGCTGTGTTTACTGCAAATGAATCCGGCTCAGCAATTGGTTTATTACGATAATCCATTACGGGCAACTGTGCAGTGCGAGCAATATCATTAGCAACAACAGTACAAAACACCATAACAGTTCCGTTGCCCCAGCGTTGATACTCGGGATAAAACCAGTGCGCCTTTGGGTCAGCAAGTAAAAGCTGGTCAACAGCCCAAGCCCAAGATAAATAAGTGAGGTTGTTCTTCTTCTCAGTATATTTAGATACATCTATCTTCCTAAGTTCTTTGTATTCCATTACAATGATTCCAAATAAGTTCTTGTTAATGCTGCTGCATTGTCGTAAATAATTTCAGCAATTTCTTGTACAGGAACTGCATCCTGCTCAGAAAGCAAATCGGATTGTATTTCTTGCCAATTTGGTGCAATTGCTAACATAAAATCGTAAATCATTTCTTCTTTAGTTTTCATTTTCCGTCATGCTCCTCTTTTAGTTCTTGAAGTTCAGCTACTTCAATGGCTTTTTCAATGAAGTGTTTTGCCTTTTTTAAATCTTGCACTCCCCCTTTATTTTTCCATCTACAAAGATATTTAATCGCTGTTCCCTCAAGATATCCAAGGTTATTAGCAATTATAAAATCCCAAGGCTGTATAGCGTTTCTAGCATAGTGGTTTCCTCCAACTTGATGTTCGTTTGCTTTCATATCAGTTCCTTACATTCATTAAAACAACAATCAAAACCACAAATCCTATTGCCAGCTTGTAAGCCATATCTAACCAATACTCAAAGCGCAACTTGTCAGGGTCGCCAATCAACCACTTCTGAATCTCCAGCATATCTGTATCCATTTCTACATACTTTGGCTTTTGATAATAGATACCCATCTTAATCTTGCCGTTGTCGTATGGTGTAATACCAGCAGGAATAAAATCTGCCTTAGTCACTTTCTTTCTCCGCTTTGTTGCCATTCTTTTCCTCTAAATACTGTTGATACTGATTACAGAATGGGGCTACTTGGCAAAAGCTTGCGCACTTAGTACGCTCACCTTCTCTAATTTCCAAAGCATATCCTTTTCCTGCTTTCAGTAACGCCTCCTCTGCTTCCTCTAAACTTTCATGCACTGACTTTGCACGTACTGCGCCGTCTTTCTTTACCGCATACAGCGTCGGTTTTTCCCACGTTTCTGCTGGTGTACAAAACGGTAACTCTTCCCCTGCATCCATTGCAAACAATCCTTCTGAATGCAAATGAATTCTGTTACGAATGAAGTCCTCTCGAAGCTCCATTGACCACAGATTAACATCAATAACTACTACTGGGGATTGGGGATAACCCTGACGTGTTTTGGCGTCCCTGCGATTCCAGTCACGAATGATGGCAACGATAGCTAACTTGGTAACGGGTGTCTTTTTAACGGTCTCTACCAACCATGCATAGATATTGAGTTGTTGCTCCCACTCAATTTTTTCATTCATAACCGACCATACGCCTACATTCTTGTAGTCGTTAATCTCTATGCCAGCATCATGTACAATTTGTAAGTCAATAGCGCCAGAAATATGCCAACCATCCAGTTCAGCGTGAAGTCTTTGCTCAACAATATGGTTTTCATCTTTACCTTGTTCGAGTACTCCATGAATTGCCGTCCCATAAATAGACCAAATTAAATCAGATACATCTTCCACGATATCGTCATCGTGTTTCTTTTTTAATTGTACTACACGGGGGCTACTCAATAATTCGGTAGCCGATACATGGGCTTTTCCTTTGGTGTAAGCAGGGCGCATCGCCACATTGACAAAAGTCTGTGAAAGATTGTACTTATTAGTTAACTTCATTTGTTCTGATGTAACCAAGCCGCTAACATTTCAGCACTTTCTGATACTGCTTTAAGATAGACTCTGCCGCCTCAATGTTTCCTGCAAGCAATAGTTTATGAACCTCTTGCATAGATTTGTTAATGCTTAATAATGTTTCACTGTAATCTATCATTTTACGCTCCTAATCTTGGTGTATAAATTTGTCCTTCGGGTTTTACTAATGTTGCAAACTGCTCTTGAACTTCGGGAATAACTAAGCGCATACGCATTTTATGCAGCATCGTTTGACGCTCAACGTACTTCATTGCGCCAGTATTAAAGTCATAATCTACGCCTACCGGAATAGGAATTTCTAAATTACTGTCATAGATATAAGTTGCCCAATCACCGCCCAACACTTTTACTTTTGGTTGATAGTCTTTA